CAGATTCTGGACTCTCCACTTGCTGATCTAGCCACTCTGAAAGAGTTTGACGCTCCTTGTCAGTCTTGCCTCTTTGCGATCGCTCAAAGGACCATTCTATAGCCTCCACGAGATCAGGATCTGTCAGTCCATGCTTTGATATAGATTGATACCGAGAGAATCTTTGCTCTGAACTTTGGAGCTTTGTCTGCATGTCTGCGAGCTGCTGATTAAGAATGTCTACAGATGACATTGCTTTTTCTGCCTTCTCGAGTCTGCTCTGTGCTTCTTGCAGTGCTTTCTCGGCTGTCGTTGCTCTACTGGCAACCTTCCCGATTCTCTCTTTGATGATGTTTTCCATCTCGGATTTTAGGACATATACTCGTCCTTCGTTTTCAATCTCTGTCATTGTAGTCTCCTATGTTATCAGATTGAGTATTGTGCTCTTTCAGCTCGGATTCTCTCCAGCTCTTGCTTTGCTTCGATTGGATCCAGATCTGGATTCATAATCTGCATTGCATCGACTGGTGAGATAAGTCCTGCGCTTAATTTCTGGATGATGTCTTCTCTTTGTGCTCGCATCTCTTCCGGAGAAAGTCCGAGCGGAGTATATACGACTCTGTATCCTGTCTCGGGAAGGTTGGCATTTAAAAACCGATTGCAGAGCATCGCACATTTTGACAGCATCTCTTCATCTGCTCGACGGAATACAGGAGCATATCTTCTTTGTGCTTCTCTTTGTCCGTCTCTGGAGATTGATAGCGCGTATCCGCTTCTTGGGTCTCCGCTTTGTCTCAGCACTTCCGACGAGATTCCTGCTGCTGTTGCGACACGATACTCGTATTTCGAAATACTCTCGAGAAGTCTCTCTGGATCGGCATATGTAAAAGAACCGATGAGCGGCTGTCCTTGCATGTCTGGATCGGTTTGGAACATCAAGATCGAGCTTGGATCGGTAGAGATTGCAGATCGTCGTCCTGTCAAGTCTCCTTCGAGTTGGGAGAGTCCTGCAAGATGTAGCCCGGCTACATACTTCTGGGGCCATGAATTATCCCTCACGCAATGGACATAGAATGAGAATAAGACAGCAGCAGTCAAAGAACCATAAGCGAGCTGTGCAGCGTCGTATGCGTTGAATAGCTGTCCCGTCTTCTCAGCATGATACAAGACAACAGGGAGAAAAGGGACTCCGTCTTTGCTGCGATATGGATACGCGTCTCCTCTCATTGCTTCGTGTCCCATATACATTTCTGACATATCTCTTCCGATTCCTCCGTCGGGCTTTGCTTCGAACATTCCGAACATTGGATTGTTGGGATCTCGGATGTCCATGATGTCCCATACCCAGACGGCCTCTCCTGTCTCCGCGTGCATTCTCAATCGTAGCTCTTGATAATACAAAGGAATGTCAGGCGCATCTTCTGAGGCTGCGCAGATAACAAAGTCTGGAGAGATGCAACGAAAAGACAATCCCGGGACGCGTGCAATGTCTCCGGGATGATGAGGAGCAACGTCGACGCGCACGAACATCTCACGGATACCGAGCGTCATCTGTTGAACCTTTTGCATCATTTGAAAGTATCCTGCCTTTGTTACATATCCATCTCGTCCAACGAGCGCAGATATGTCTCCGTCTCCGGTGATGTTCGGCTCTGAATGATAGAGCATCGCGAGCTGTCTTGTCACTTGTTCGATTGCGCAGCTGCTCAAGTCAGAAGGTCCAAGAGCTTCCCTTCTGTCCGTTGGAAGGTGCCGCAGGAGCTCATCCTCTAAATCCTGCTCCCAGAGGCCGGTTAAGAGCCTTCTGCGCAGTCCGGAGTGCTGCCAGCGTCTTTCGTCTGTGTCTGTCGGAGCTTGTGGTTTCGGCGGTACGTTGTTCAAATACATCATATTAGTACACCTTTATTTTTTGTGGAATCATTGGTCTGTAATCAAGGACAGGAAGCAGTCCATAGCGAAGCGCGTCGATCGCATGCTGATCGGCATCTCGGGATCTTGCTGACTGGGTTCTCTTCATTGTCCATCTCTGAATTGATCGAATTGTCTGCGTGCATTCTGGTCTGATCCAGAAGTGCTTTCTTGATTGTATCGCATGCAATATACTAGCACCAAAATACACACTATGCCGTCCCTTTCTTGCTTTGCGTATCGTAAAGGGCAGACCTCGCGGAGGATAGCCGAGGATACTCTCGAAGGCGCGCATTAACATAATGTTGCTCATGCGATACTGGTCTCGGCCTCTGTGCTCTCCGTCTCCGGTCCAGATGGCAAGATTTGGATCAACGCCGTGCTTTTTCAGCATCTCAAGAATCGCTTGTGCGTGATGCTCTGGTGGAGCTTGTCCCGATGTGTATTCTCCAAGGACGAAGACTCTCGGATTTTGTGCATCTCGCATATCGACACAAGACACGACAGCAACCTGTGATCCTGGGTTCGAGCCGTGATCGATGCCAACACAAAAACGATAGTCTCCTCCTCTTGGGACTGGTTGCGAGCTGATCATATCTTCAGTGAAGTTCTCGAACACGACGCCAATCGGAGCAACGTCAAAAGACCCATTGATCCGGGCTTCTCTGTCGTAGGGCAGATACGCTTCTGTGATCTTGTCGATCTGCTCCTGACTGAGCAAGAATCCTTTCGGGAGTCCAAGCGGAGTTGTAGCCTCTACCGTCAACGGAGCACGATGTGCAGATATGAGTCCTCTCTCTATCATCTCTTTGATGTATGTAACGTCTACGCCGCCGACAGGAGTGAGTGAGATTGCGACTGTGCCTCTCTTGCCTCCTGCGCCTCCTCGGGAAGTACGAGCAACAAGCTCGTTGAATGTCGACTGATCCACCGGCTCATCTATGCACACAAGGTTCGCTGTCGCAGATGCAAGTCCGAGTCCCTGTCCAGCCGTCTTGATTCGAATCAAAGATCCGTTGCGGAACTTACACATGGGTGCTAATCCGCGGAAGCCGCGTCCTCGGATGAACTCACAAGAAGGATCAAGTTCTTCTTTCGGGATCATGTCATAAAGCTTCTGTTGTATCGTCCGTGATTGTTCGTGACTGTGCGTGATTAACCAAGCTTCGATTGGAGGAGGGTCTGTCTTGTAGTACGGATGTCTACCAAGACAGTGATACAATAATAGAGCGCATGTCGCTAACGTCTTGCCGACTTGGTTCCCTCCGATCAGTGCTTTGATTGGAGCTTTGTCTGCAAGATAGTCTCTTTGTGGTGGTGTTGGAGAGAAGTATCTAAGCGGATCATTCTCTGCTCTTTTTCGCAACCATGCAAGACGCTGTGCCATTCCTCCGAGACTGTTCATTTTCGTCTCCAGAATAGGTCCGTGCAAAGACTACCGTCTCCTTGTTTACTGCAATAGTCTATCATCGAGATCGTATTCTGTATATTGCTGATCTCTTCGCATTGCTTCCCGGATGTCTGCGAGTCGATTCCCCGGGAATACACAAGACAAGTCATCTCTCTACAAAGGAGCAGTCCTTCTTGTGTCTGTGTCTGCTCTGGTGCGCAGATCTCTTTGATGACATCCAAGTCTGTGAGCTGCTTAATTACTTCTTGTTGTTTCGTTGCTGTCGTGTCTTCGATTGTCGGCTTCTTCTCGAGTGCTTTTGCTCCTCCGGCTCCCAACAGGACGCCGATCAAACCTGCTAAAATAATCTCTACCATTTGCTTTGGTTCCTTTCGTTGATTCTTTGGATGCAATGTGTCCATGATTCTCCGTCCATATCAAAGACGAGCTTGATGTCGTCTTCTTGCAATAACATGTCTGTGATGATTGCCGCAATTAGATCGTCGACCTGTGGGACCGTCATTATTTGCTGATATATGTGTAAGTAATTGCGGAGCGTGATTTTGTCTTTGTCCAGCTCCATCGTCAAAGCTGTGACGGCTGCGCTTTTGGTTGCTACCTCGTTGAGCATATAAAGGATTTGTCCTTCTAGCGTTGTGACATCAAGATCGACGATTCTCATATTGCATCCTCAAAGAGATCAAGCTGTGCATTCTCTCTTTTGTATTCTTCTTTTGCCCATTCAAGACGACCTTTTATGATTGGCAAGTATTCAGACGTTATCTCTATTCCGACAAAATCGAATCCTTCAAGTATTGCTGCGCATCCTGTTGTGCCCGATCCGCAGAAAGTATCAAGAATCGTCGCTCCTTTCTTTCCTCCGATCAGTCTACATAACCATCTCATGAGCTTGATCGGTTTGACTGTCGGATGAAAGTTTGCAACTTCTGGAGATTCTCGTCCGTCGAATCTCTCTCCCTGTCCGTCATTCAGACACATATTGCTCTTTGCTGTTCTTCTCTTGAGATGATCGAGTCCTGCTTCTCTCTCTGCTCTGCTCGCCTTTGCACATTGATAAAGGTTTGCAGGCCATCGGCCTATTTTTTGACCGTCACTTTGTTTTGATTCTATATTGCCATAATAAAAAATTGATCGCCCCATTGATCCTGTTGAGTTTGTTTGTGTTTGCTCTTGAGGCCCTAACCAACACGGATCACCATAACCAAAACGACAACCATCTATATTGAGCGCACCTGTGCCGTATTTCAAAACATTCTGTGCGATTGTCAATCCTTTCTCTATTGGCTTTCTTGCTAAGATTGCAGGTTCAATTGCAGGTTTGAGTGCTGTACCGTATCCTTCCCATTTTTGTGCGCATGGTGTTGCTGGTTTTGTTTCAAAATACTCTCCCTTATAGTCTCCTTGCATGCACATTCTTTTTTTTCCGCTCTTGCCTTTAGGGTGTGCAACCTCACGCACCGCCCCCGCCTCACGATCGATCGCTTTGCTTATATCGTGCGACTTCGGGAATCCAGAGAAGTAACACCAGTGTATTGTGTCTCTTATTTCAAAGCCTGCATCCTCAATCGCAACTCCGAGGCGATGTACTGTGCGAGTCGAAGAGAATGCAATGATATATCCGCCGGGCTTCAGTACTCGAAGACATTCTCTCGCCCAGTCAAGACCCGGAACAGAGCAGTCCCACTTCTTATTCATGAAGCCGATCCCATACGGAGGATCAGTCACAATCGCATCGATTGAGCAAGATTCCAACTCTTTCATTTTCTGGATGCAATCACCTTCTAATATTTTGTAGTCTCTCAGATCTTCCCACATATCATGCCTTCTTCAGTGCTACGACATTGGAGCCGACAAGACTGTGCAGATCAGCTTGAACTCTTTGTCTCAGGATTGGAGGCAATGCAATAATGGTGTTGACGATCTCGGACATCAGCTGCTCGTCTGTCATTCTCTCATGTGCATCGATTGCTCCTTCTTCTGCATCGTATGCCTTGAGAGCTTGCATCATTGTTACGAGCTGTCTTTGTAGTGCTGCGTATGCCTGCCAAGAGCCAGAGTCCTTCGCCTTTGTCATGGACTGTTTCAGCTCGGAGATTTGTATCGTGAGCATGGTCCGATAATCCAAAGAGCCGACTTGATTCTGTGTCTCTTCTTCTGCTTCTGGAATTGCGTGCTGCGCGTCGTTTTTGTATCCGTGTCTCCTGGACAGAAGCCACATTGCTGATTTCACATCTCCTTCTTGGATGGAGTGATTGATCGTCTCGAGTGCAGTCATCGCAGCATGTGCGTCTGCAGCTCGAACCTTTTCTGCAAACGTCTTGAATATTTTTTGCGCTCTCGGTTGCTCTCCCTTTGCGATCCATTTGTAAATCGTTGAGCGTCCGACCCCGGCAACGTCTGCCGCAATCTGCATTGTCGCGCCTGCTTTCAAGGCTTTGATGATTTTGTCTTGTGATGTTTTTAGTTTTTGGCTCATGTAGTCTCCAATATTTTTGAAAAAAATCTGCGCTTTTCTCTAAAATCCCGCGGTACGCGCAG